AGTCCCGCAGGGATAGCCAAGAGCGCAGGTGCCGTAGAAGGATCGACAGAAGCGATGGGTGTGCTGTATCTGGGTGCGGGCCAAGCGGGCGCAGCCGGACGCACCTTGGTTCAGTCGCGTATGTACAGCGATGCATCGAAGAAAGCCATTGCTTCTGCTCTTAGCAGACGATTACGCCAAAAAGAATCCACCGGACTATTGAGAGCCGCTGAATCTCTAGGCGACACAGAATTAAAGCGTTTGCGTGGATTGTTGTACCAGAAGGGAACGGCTTCGGGTGGTGCTATGGGTGCTGCGTCTACGCGGGAAGCGTATACTGGCGATGCCAGATATGGTGGTTATCGACCAAGGGAGTCACGCCGTCGCGGCCTTTTGCAAGAGCGCATGAGGGAGCGCGACGAACGCATGGCAGCGGAGAACCAGGGGCGATGATTCGCCAGATCCTAGCTGACGAGAAGGGCAACCCGTCTGCGGCACGGGTTCTACTGGTAGCGTCCTTGGCCTTCACCGCAGCCATCATCGTAGCTGACAGCCTGTTGTGGGCTGATGTCCCGAACGCTGCCTACGCATTACTCGGCACGATCTTCACCGGACTACTCGCGTGGACTGCCGGTCCTAGAATCGCTCAGTATCTAGGGCCACAGATCGGTGCGGTAGCCAGCGGGATCGGTGCATCACTGACCAGGGAGCCACGCAGACCCAAGCTGCTCGACAGTGACCCAGCGTTCCGCGAAGATGACGAAAGATGAATGGGTCGATGTTTGCGGCCAAGCCTTAGAGGCTGCAGGCATCCAGAATTTCCATCCGCTTGAGATTTGTGATGTTGGCCGAAAATCAGTAACGGCTCTTTACGGAAGTCACGCCCTCACCCGCCCACCTACCTACATGATCGCGAACGCGATTATGCTTTGTCGTGTTTTACGCGACCTGCGAGCTGCGGTCAGACCGATGCCCGTGTTAGTTAACTCTTGGTATCGCGACAGCACCTACAACCACAGAATCGGTGGTGTGCCACAATCCATGCACCTCACTTGTGGTGCAGCCGATGTCGTCAAGGCCGGATTCACGCCGGATGAGGTAGCCGACATCTTGGAGAGACATCCTGACAGCGACGAGTTCGGTATAGGCCGCTACAAGACATTCACGCACATCGACATTCGCGGCATGATTGGTAGGCCCGCACCAGCCCGATGGTAAAATAATGAGTAAGATGAGATGGGGAAGCGGCAAAATCGTATACGGCCCAAAGGGTGAGGAAGAGTGGGTCAACGTCAGAAATTTTATGAATAAAAAGTTTCGTGCCCAAGGCCCGTGTTCGATGTGCCGCGCACTAACCTGTGGTATGGTCTGGTACAGCATAAAGACCAAAGATGTGCGCTGCATGAAGTGTTTTACGCCAGAGCGTCATCCTGACCACCCAGATGGCGTATCAGAATGGGACCGGAAGCACAAAGCGGAAACTGAAAGAATGAAATCAGTGTGGTTCGGATGAGAATCTCTCCTTGGGTCTGGGTTGGGCTCGCCGTTGTCGGCGCTTTGGCGGTCTTCGTCCAGCAAAGCTCCCAGGCGAGCTACTGGCGCGGGATAGCAGATGACGCAGAATCCCGGCTAGAGACGCAGCAGATCGTTTTGGACTCGGTGACCGTCCATGCCGATTCACTGGCCGAGGCGCTGGCCGAGGCGGATTCAGCGATAGTCGCCCAGAGGCTCCAGGCCGAGCGTGAGGTCGCCAGCCTCACCAGGGACCGTGAGGAGGCCAGGCGGCGTTCTGGGGCGCTCTCAGCCACCCTGAGGGCCGATCTGGACTCTGTACAGGCTGTGGAGCTGGACGCGGTGGTCGAGAGCTACGAGGCCCAGGTAATGGCCCTGGAGGGTGTGGTAGAGGTCGAGCGTAGCCTGACGGCTGCGGAGCGGCTGCGGGCCACCCAGGCCAGCGAGTTGGTGCTGGGGCTCAGAAGCGTGATCGTGGAGCACGAGACATCCGCTGCCATCATGGTCAGCGAGATCGCAGCACTACGCTCGTCGTCGAGTCCCAGCTTCGGGCTGCGGCTCAAGGCCGATTGGTGGATGGCGGCTGCCGGGTTCGCGCTTGGAATGGTTGTAGCAGCGCGCTGATCGGGGTGGGGTCTAGGGTGGGGGGAAATCAGCCTTCCTCTTCTACGATCTCGTAGTCAGCCTCTTCGGCCTCAATGCGCTTGGCCTTAGTCTTCGCTTCAACCGCCTTAAGCCCTGCCAGCCAATCGGCGTCTATCCCGACAGCTACGTTCACCTGGGCGTCAGGTTTCCCGTAGGCCGCACGGTCGTAACGCTCCGCGATCCAGCGGCGGTATTCGGAACGCAGCCGTGCAGCCGGAACGCTGCCGTCGTTCGCCTCATCTACTATGGTCAGCCCCTCTTCGACCAGATCAGAGGCGATAACTTGCTTCATGTTTTGCCAGCGATTCCAGCGGCCATGCGTGGGGTCTGCTTTCAGCCATTCATAGAATGGTCCGTTCGACATCGAACCTACATCAGGCGGCAGATTCTTGAGTAGCGTGCGGACATCACGAAACTTCAAATACAGATCGAATATTTTCTTCTCGCCGTATGCATCCAGCCGCTTACCGGCCCCGCGAGTAAACGCTTTTCCGCCCATGACGCTTTTTCTCCTTTTCCCAAGAGGGCCATGAATCAATAATTACTTGAAGTTTCTTGTTCAGCCTTTCCCTGGACAAGAGCTTGCCATCCACATCATACCGCAACGGATCGTCAGGAGGCATCGCTGTGCCCTGCAAGTCGCGGATAGCGTCTGCGATCTCCTGCCGCCATTCTGCTGCGTGCGAGGTACACTTCTCTAGCGGTAGTAGCTCCAGGGCAGACAAAAGCCTGACCACTTTCAAGTGGGCCATGTGTCTTCCACTTCCTCGTCAGGCTCAGCTTCACGCTGGCGCAGTGTCTTATAGTTCCACTCGACCGGAATCTCCAGGCACGGCCCATGTCTGTTCTTGGTCACACAGAGCCACGTTTTCGAGAGGTTACCTTCCCGTTGGTAGCGCGAATGATCCAATAGGACTACCAAGTCCGCATGAGATTCAATGGAATGTCCTCCGAAAAGGCCACTGCTGCGTGGCGTTTCCATTACGGAGCTAGTTGCCCGGTTAAACTGCGAGCAGATGACGATTGCGCTCTTGGACTCAACCGCCCACGCCCTGAGTTCGGAAATCACCTTCTGGATACCCCTGTGTAGCACCTCGTCATCTCCCAGAACCACGCACTGGAGATGATCCAGTATGAAGTACCGACAACCTTCGTCGTGGCACTTCTGCACATATTTCATAATGTGCGACCAACCCGTTACCAGCTTATCGGGCACCCAGACGGGCGGCAGCTTGGAGAAGTGGTGGTGTGTGTCGTGCCACGCAAGTTCGCTGAACGATCCTTTCTCCAAGAGCTTGAGCGCGGTGCCGGAATGGAGCGAGTAGAGTCGTGTTGCCAGTTGTGTTCCAGACATCTCCAAGCTGATGAAGGACACGGGTTCTGGTGGGGATGCGTTTAGGGCAGCACTAGCCAGGTTCAACACGAACGCCGACTTGCCGAATCCGGGCGAGCCGCCTACGACCACCATCCACCCGGAAGCCTTGGCGATACCCTTGCCGCCCCCGTCATCGCGCATAACCCGATTGAGTGTTGGCAGGTGGGTGGGTATGGCAGACACCGGCCTGAGTTGTGCTTCCTCCCATTCGGTAAGGAAGTCATTTGAGAATATGTTTTTCATTGTGTGTACGCCCAACCCGGAAGCGACAATTCTTGGATACCTTCTGGATAGGAGGGCCACTCCTCGTTGACCTCACATTCAGCCCAAAGCTTCAAGAGGTGGTCTAGTTCTAGTCGCGCCAAGGCGATTGCGTCCGGGTCCAATTCGTAGATTGCTAGGCAGTGTGGGGGCGCCTTCTCGACGCAAACGAAAATAAACCTATCGCGGTTGAACACCTTGTCGCAGGTGGACGCTAGGTAGTGTGCCGCCTGACGATGGTAGCCAAAATTGTGGACACTGCGCTGAAACTCCCTCTCGCTCGCGTCGGTGGTTGTTTTGACATCAACGATACAGTAGCCCCAATCAGAGTCTTGGTAGGGTAGCGCGTCGATACGCGCCTTGCACTTAACGCCACTTTGCCCGTCAACCCAATAGCTACTCACCTCAGTGTTTGCCCTGCCTACAAGATCGGCGGCGACCTCGTTGCCCAGAACGCTTTCACGCATCCCGATGATGCTGTCGTAGACTTCGGCCTTGAGGATATGGTCGGCGCCGAATTGGGCAATCAGGTCAGTCTTCGCCTCCTTGATTGCTTTTGACCGACCGTCCCCCTCTGGCAATCTCCCCCATTCCTTTTGAAAAAGGCTTGGCTCAAGAATGGCAGAATGTGTTGCTGTCCCGATTATCATGGCCTGAGTCGGTTCCTCTGGGTGCTCCAGATCGTGTTTCATGTGGGCTGGGCTTTTCTTGAACATCTTGTTCAGCCTTGAGGCCGACGCGCCTGGTGCAGCGTGGTACTCCTCCGCACTCTGATTAAATAACAATCTGTTTAATCTGTTGTGGTGATTTGCTACGCTCATTTGTCTACGCTCCAGTCCCGACTCACGGTCGGGGTCCGGTTGGGCGCCTTGGCTTTTGCCAAAGCGCGGTGGGTCCAACTTTCCCTACGTTCTTCGCTCCGAAATAGACTTTCTGGTAACTGATACTGCCGTGTGCCCATGTGATGTGAGCTTCCCTTGACTGCCCTTAGCACTGTTCTGAACAGCGCCATCGGATCTGTGCCGTTCTGTCTCGTTAGCTGTTCGTCGTATAAAGCCATCAGCACGGATTTCCGCTTGTCTGTCAGCCTGGGGTGCGGCGGCTTCGGGCTGAGTTCGTCCAACCAGACATCCCACAACGCATCTGCCTGTGGGTTACTAACTGCTTTAACTGCTCTTACTGTATTACTTTTGTTCTGGATCTGTTCTGGATCTGTTCTAAGCTCCTTCTTTTCTGACTTCTGGTAGCTAGAAAAGGCTTGGTATGACTCGTAATTAACCAATTTTAGGTGTGTTCCAAGTGCCGAGTTGGATAGGACTTCGATACGGCCATCGTCTTCGAGCTGTTTGAGCATCCCAGAGATCCTGCTAGTAGACCAAGTGATGAGCTTGTTGTTGCCCGTGTAGGCGCAGTCTTCCCCGATCTTTCTGAGTGACCGCAGGAACTCACCCTTCTTGACTGTGACCTGCACCGATCCCCGAGAATATGTGTACTCACGCTTTCCGTAGTTGGCGCTGATGCACAGGTAGATGAAGAGCCGGACCAGATCCGAGTTGGCTCTCCACAGCGAGTTCTCAAGTAAATCACGGGACAACAGGATGAAGCCGCTCATACAGCGAGCCGTCGAATGCTTACTTCGACCCTGGGGCTCTCTCTGTCCATCGCCAGCCTACGCCAGGACAAGGCGTCGATCTGTTTGTCGTCGTTGTACACAACCCCCTCCAGGGCGTCGAGCAGGCCCTTGAGAAGGTTGGTCGGATCTCGCTTTTTCTTGTCTGGCATGAAAAAGGCGAGGTCCACTTCAAGGCGTTCCGTAGGGAACACGGGTCGTGGCGGTCTGGTCTGTGAGATAGCCAGCAGGTAGATAGCCTCTTTTCCCTGACGGTATCGTGTCGTCAGGACATGGCCCTTTCCCGCATGAAACCTTCTGTTGTCCGGGGTTAGGACATCGAAGGGAAACGTCAGGAAAGGGTCGTGTGAGGCTTCTCCCTTAGCTTTCGCCACGCTTCGATGGGTACTGTTTGTGGAGACACTTGAGACAGGAAACGATGTGTTCGTTTGCCTTGTCCAACGACGTTCTTGCGTGATCTAACGCTGCCTTGCTCCCGTTTTGAAGCAGGGCCGGAGGGACTCTTCCCAGGCGTTCGTAGGCTCTCCGCACTTCATCTTGTGTGGCCCCGATCTCGCGGACGAGCCCCGGCAGCAGTTGCTCCGTCAGGGTTTGAAGTTCAGAAGGGGAGGGCATCGTCTTCCTCCTTCTTCTCCTCAACACGTTCTGAGGGCTTGACCCAATTATCTACCTGAGAATACCACTTGGGATTGCCCTGTTCATCTTTTTTGTAACCCTGCTTAATGTCGATGCGGAGCCATTCGCCATCCTTCATGCTTAGGTACTCCAAGAAATCTTCGATGCGAATACTGATACGTCCCTTCACGAAATCGGGGCTACCGGATCGGGGGGCCGACACGAATAATCCTTTTGGAAACTCTTTTTCGCTTGGCATCTGCTTTCCTTTGGTTTGTTGGGGTTATGCCACGACGGGTTACTGTAAGATTACCATGTCGATCAGTAGGCCCACACTTCGTCCCTGCGGTATCCGGCCATGAGCTTTTCGTAGTCGAAGTATTTACCCAGCGCGTCTACAATGTTGACTTGCTCTGGCTCAAATCCTAACACGCCCCCTTCGGGGTGTCCGTAGTAACAGGCCACGCTGACGGTGGTCCGGTTGTGTGCGAAGTCGCGTCCTAACTCCGTTAACTTCCAGAGGCCGGACGACCTCTTCTTTGGGTCAGGGTTCTTGGGGCTCTTCTCAATGAGATCCCAGTACCGCAGCTTCGCGTAATCGCCGCCACCGTTTATGGCCCCCGATGTGGGTACATGAAGGTATTCTCCTCTTCTGCCGTGGAATGCCATCCAGATTAGCACTCGCGCATACGATCCAAGTCGATAAGCATAGACTTTGCTACGCCCACCACAGCACTGGCATCGCGAGATCGGCTCTTTCGACAGGAGCCTCAGTCGGTCTAGATCGAAAGGCGACTCTTCACCCCCGAAAAGATTTCTCTGGAAGGGGTCTGCTTCTTCTTCTTTGGGAGGCGGCGCTTCTACGAGGAACTCGTCCATGTATCCTTTGGTTGCCTGTCGCCAGTAGTCTTTAGACACGAGAGATCTCCGATTCCAGATGTCTGATGGCTTTCTCGACTCTCGTGATCGGGCCTCTTTCGGCTAGAAGGCCAGACGCCGCTGAAAGGTGCTTTGAGTCAACTCCACCATGCTCTTCACACGCAGAAACAAGTCCTGACAAAACCTCCAGGCGTTCCATCAAATGCTCTGCCTTGTTCCACGACTCCGCGACTTCCGTCTGTTTGTCCGTAAGTGTTTTTACGGGCACCGGGACGCCTGACCCGTCACGGTACAGTTGGAAGCCTAGCCCAAAGATTGCGACGGCTTTCACGAAAGCTCTCCATCGCCCGTCGTTGATGGCGCGACTATCGGGCGAGCTTCCTGGCCCAGCGACGATTGCGTTGAACTTGTGATCCATCACAGGCAAATCGACACGGCGGGATACGTCACCGATGGTGACTTCGCATCCGACTTCGGCGGAGCCATCCTGGTAGAGTGTTACCGGGAAGAATTGGTATACAAAACCGGGGTAGTGGGATTGGAGGATGGCAAGGCAATCGCTCCAGGGAATCCAACTGAGGGTGCGGTTGCCCACACCTCTGGATTGGACGAACTCCGAAACGTCGATGACGGAGAGCTTCTGCCAGATGTCAGCGTGAGTGGGGGTAGCCATCTTAGTGTGCCTCCCGGCTTTTGGCGTAGCGAGAAACGTCTGCTTGCGCGTCTAGGTACGATTCCAAGGTGGACAGGAGCGCCGCCCGCCTTTCGGAAACGTGTTCCCAGTAGAAACATGCGGATGCGGCGACAGCAATCAAAAGAAACGAGGAGAGGGCTGCGGAGGTAAGAATTACATGCTCGCTGCGGGTGTGTACGACCAGCACAGATCCGAGTGTTGCGCCCCCAAAAAAAAGGAGCAGCGCACCACTGATCACCACCGTGTAGAATGCGCTGATGGGGAGGTCGTATTTTCTGATCGCCTGGTCGAGTAGGTCCCTCCCCCGATAGCTAACGATGTCCTTCTTATATAGCTGATCCTTGCTGCTCATTGGGTCCTCCTGCGGTGGTGGTTTTTGCTACTGGTGGAGGTGCGAGAATTCGCCACTCGCCAAGCATGTACTCCCTGACGCACTTCGGGATCGGACGGGAGCCTGACAGCCACCTATAGATAGTAGACGGTGGCCTGACGAGGACCTCGCGAGCGAACCGCTTGGTGCCACGCCCGTCCGCGTTGATCATGTCGCGGAGGGCACGAACGGCCCAATCGGCCTGGTGTGGTGGTAGTGCCATGCGTGAAGGTCCCCCCAAGAATACCCGCGAGAATGTCCCTATAGTAACCCCGCTCACTAACCAATGCAACCAGGGGAGAGCTTGTCCCTCCGGCAACCCACCCTCGCAACGCACCACAAATAGTAACTAATTCCCATGATGGTAAATGATGCCCCTTGCGCCAAGGGGAGAGCTTGGGTATTGTTGGTTGCATTGGTATTCATCAAGGCTCCCGTGTCTCCACGGCTGCGCGTGGATAGGTGGAGTACCACTGACTTAAAGAACCAATCGGCGGCGGCAACGCCGTCGGGGGGCCTCAAGGCCTTATCTACACGCCTTTCAGTAAGGTCCGGTGTCGAAACTTGGACGGGAATTGTAGCACAGAGGTAGCAGTAATCCTGATCTAAGCACGGTTTCAACAGCGAGGTGACACGATGACCGGGACACAGACCCATCAACTAGCTAGGGCAATTGGATACTCCACCGCCTACCATTCTTCCGACAGCCCCTTTTGGAAGGTCGTCCCCGTTGATGTAGCTCTGGCGGTGGGCGAGGCGACGGCAGATGTATGCGCGGAGATTTGCGCGGAGACGGGTATGGGGGAAATCTTCGACCGTGAGCGTTTCCTCCGTAGAGTGCGTGACGCCTACGATGTTATGAAAAAGAAACGACAGGAGGAGCATGACGGCATGAGCAGTGCCGAATATTTCTGGGAGAGCGGCTACTCTGACGCCCAGGATGAAGCCATGCGGGAACGCGAGGAGGAGACACCATGAACAACACAACGCGTTTACAGATTGTCGATGCTTTCGAGAACTTCGATAAGTGGGAAACGTATGGCACCGTGTTCTCTCTGATGACCCAGCGCAAATGCACCCTCCGCGACATTCAAGAGATCGCGGCTGCCGTCACGGGACAGACACCGGGAGTTATCGCCATGCGGCGCAGAGACATTCTTGGAATGGCCGGTGGCCTCAAGGCCCACCGTAGGGGGGTCCGGGCGCAGGAAGCACTGATTAAGCGGTGGGAGGAGGTGACCTTATGAGCGGTCCCTACGGCCACGATGTCGAGTTTGCTGTGACGCTGTGCGTTGCGTTTTTGAGTCTCTGTTTGGTGGGGGCAATCACTGAGGCTTACCTCGACTACCGATCCTCTAGAATACATCGAAAGGGGGGTTTCTAATGAGTAACTATGCTGTGGACAAGGGAATTGAAATGGACCCGAAAGGGAGGAGCGGCGTCTTGTACCCTTGGCGTCAGATGACGCCAGGCGACAGTTTTTTCGTTCCACTGAACGATGTCAAACACCTGAGATCGTCGATCTACAACTCCGGGCGAGCCGCCCTCGCGGCAATGGGGCTCACCCGCGAAGCCGGTTATACCGTCGTTGTGAGGAAGGTGACTGAGGATGGGGTGGTCGGATTCCGGTCGTGGGTGGCGAAGGCATAACCCCAGGGGGAGGATCGGAGGGTCGGGGTTCACGCCCCGGCCCTCTTTTTTTTGCCTGAGAATGCCCAAATCCAGAGGTACTCTGGGTCGGGCAACCCCCGCGAAGTGCCTTAGAAGCGATCCTACGAGGTCGTTTTTCGGGGAGAATCCCCTTTTAGCAGAAGAATCCCCTTTAAGAATAAGAATCTCATAGAATCCTAGAATCCTTTATACACACATGCGCGAGCGCCTACGCGGGCGCGCGGGCAGATGCGGGTGCGGATCTTACTAAAGGACCGCCCCGATCCGGCGCTCCCTTCCTGACAACCCGTCCAGGGTTGCCATTGCCCCCACGCCCCGCTAAGATCACCATGTAGCATCATTCATCACCATTCAGTTAGGAGGTTATCATGAAAGCTTCATCCCTCACCGCGTTACTCGTTGCGGCGATTGGCGCCCTTCGCAACGTCCTCATCGTTTCGGATCCGGGAGTAGGCAAAACGTCGCTGGCGAAAATTGCTTGCCGGATTGCTGGGGTCCGGGATGACGACCTGATCTTGTCCCACCCTGGCGTGGAAGACCCGACCGATCCAAAAGGCTTGCCGTCACTGAACGCCAACAAAAAAGGCGAGGCGACGTTCCTTCCCTTTGGGGCCCTTGCTCGCGCCCTTCGCGCTACCCGGAGGACCGTTTGGTTCCTTGACGACTTCGGTCAAGCTACTCCCGCCGTGCAAGCTGCCTACATGCAACTTCTGCTGGCGCGACGTTGTGGTGAGCATGTCTTGCCCGATTGCGTGTCGTTCATTGCGGCAACGAACCCGCGCGCTACGGGCATGGGAGTATCAGGAATGTTAGAGCCGGTCAAAAGCCGTTTTGCGACCATCGTTTCATTGGAAGCTGATATTGAGGACTGGTCTGCGTGGGCAATGCTCAACGGTATTGACCCGCGCGTGATCGCCTATCTGCGTTTCGACTCAACGATGCTGCATCAATTCAAGGCGACGTCGGACATGAGCAATTCACCGTCGCCGCGTACATGGGAGAACTTTTCCGACGTTCTCTCCTGGAATCTTGCAAACGGTGTCCGCGAAGAAGCCGGAGCCGGTGCGGTCGGGCAAGCGCACGCCGCGCAATATTTTGCGTTTGAAAAGCAACTAGAGCACCTGCCCCATGCCGATGCGATCTTTGCGAACCCGGAGTCGTTTGACATTAGCGAAACGCGTCCGGAAGTGCTTTACGCTGTAGTCACAACGCTGGCGATTCGTGCGACCGCCGCAAACTTCAAAAGCGTGTCGCGTTTTGCGGAGCGTTTGGAATCCGAAGGGCGCGGCGAGTTTGCGTCGTTGCTCATTCGTGACACGCTACGGAAGCTACCCGCGCTGAAAGCGACTCCGGCTTATGCCGCGATCCTAACTGGTCCGGTGGGCAGGATTCTTTCCGGCTCGACTATCGCTTAACACAACCCATCTAGAGGAGACTAATCATGACCGATTCAACCAACATCCAGGGGCGTGCGATACTCGTTGCGCTCTCCATTTCCAAGTGGCTCGCGCGTCGTTTCGACGGCGTTGCTACCCGCGTCGTCAACGAGACTCATGGCGCCGAAGACGCCGGAAAGTTCTCAAAAAAATTGATGGCAAAAAAAGACAAAAACGACGAGCCGAACGCTTACGGCGCTGTGATGGCAATTCTGACCGCCGCGCGCACCGACCACTACGCCAACACCCTAGCATGGGGCAACGACGGCTGGCGGCTGCTCCCGGTCGGGAATTACGACGAGTATATGAAAGCGCAACGCGGACACCTTCGCGCATTCTCCAAGGCTCTCCCGAAGTTAGTCCGCGACTACCCGACCCTCCGCGCGGATGCACCGGCAGCACTAGGTACGCTTTTCAATGAGCGCGACTACCCGGAAGCCGATGAGATCGAAAGCCGCTTTGCGATTACTTATGAGCGCGAGCCGCTCCCGGTTTCCGGCGAACGCATCGTGGATGAATTGGCCGCCCCACAAGTTGCCGCCGTTGTCGCGGAATATGATGCAAAGGTGGACGCGAAGGTCAACGCCGCTACGCAAGCTGCAATGGACGACGCGCGGCAACGAGTCGGTGCTGTCGTCCGCGAGATTGCGGCAACGATGAACAAGAAAAAAGGCGAGCGGGGTTACGGGTTCAAGAACAGTAAGGTGTCAAATGTCAGGCGCGTCGTCTCGACCATGCGCCGAATGAACGTCACAGACGACGACGAGTTCTCTGGAATGCTTGACCGTATAGATGCCGCTCTTTCGGACCTTAACCCTCAGACACTCCGCGACGACGCCACAGCGCGAGCAGTAGTCGCTAAATCCGCCGGAGAGATCGTGGCGGACATGGGTGCGATATTCGGAGGTTCAAAGTGAACGCGCGAGCAGCTAAAAAAATGGCCGCCGCCAGGGAAGACATGATCTCGCTTTCGCCTTTTTGGGGTGCTCTCGCGCTCCGGCTCGCTCTGGTTGAGGACCCGACGTGTCGCACCGGATGGACCGACGGCGTATCGCTTGGCTATTCGGCAGAATATGTCAACGCAATCTCTCACGATCAGTGCGTTTTTCTTGTCGCTCACGAGACTTGCCATTGTGCTTTCGGGCATCCCTGGCGCCGCGACGGTCGTGATCACTTCCAGTACAACGTCGCAACGGATCTCGCGATTAATTCCGAACTAGCCAGGCACGGTTTCAAGTTGCCGGAGAGCCAAACGCACGAGTCGTTCGTATCGGGCGGCAAGGGCGTGCTCCTGGACCCGCTGTATGATGGCCGGAGCGCGGAGTGGATTTACGACCGGACAGCGAACGGGTCACCGGAATCAGAAGAAGAGCCAGGCGCTGGGATGGACGACAAGTCCGACAAGTCCGACCAGGGCGACGAGTCGGGCGACGGCGACCAGGGCGACGAGTCGGGCGACGAGAGCGACGACCAGGGCGACGACGGCGACGGCTCCGGCGAAGGCGACAACGACGACGCGCCTGACACTACTGACAACGCATCGGGAGGAGGTACGGACGACGACGACGGCGACGGCGACGACGGCGACTCCGGGCGCCCGGAATTGCCCGGTGAAGTCCGCGACGCGCCGATACCTTCGGACGACGCTCCAGGAATAACTGAGGCGGACTGGCGTCGAGCAACGAATGAGGCCGCGTTGACCGCGAAGGCTCGCGGGAATTACGGCGGCGACATTGCGCGCGTCGTCAACGCGGCAACGGAAGCAAAAGTTGACTGGATTGCTGTCCTGCGTCGTTTCGTTCAAGAGATCGCGTCCGCTGACTACTCGTGGACGCGCGCCAACCCGCGTTACGCACCGCTAGGTATATACCTTCCCGCGCTCCGCGCCGATGGCCTAGGACCGATGGTAATTGCGATAGACACGAGCGGTAGCGTTGACGACGTGCAACTGTCGCAAATGGAAGCTGAATCACGCGCTATTATTGCGGAGGCGAACCCGGTTCGCACGACGGTGATGTACTGCGACACGCGTGTCACCGCCGTTGAGACTTTTGAGCGCGGCGAGCCGGTGACGTTGACCGCGAAGGGCGGAGGCGGAACGGACTTTCGCCCGGTCTTCGCGCATGTCGAAACGATGGATGAGGCGCCCGCGTGCCTTGCGTACCTTACCGATCTCGCGGGCGTCTTCCCGGACGCCGCGCCGGACTACCCGGTGCTATGGGTTCACACGGGAAGGCGCTATCGCGCGGCGACGGTGCCGTTCGGTGAGGTCGTGGCGGTGCGCTGACCAACAACCAACCAACGGGCGCGGCAACGGCTCTGGGGCCTCACGGCTCCGGAGCCGTTTGCCGTCCAGGGCGTCCAGGGCGTCCAGGGCGTGGGGCAATGGGGGCGCACCCCATCGGCGACAGCCCTGGGGCATCCAGCGAGCCGCCAGGAGGGGAGCCGCTCCGCGCTACCCGTGGGGCGTGCATGGTTGGGAGCCTGGGGGGCGGCGGCGTCCAGGGCGTCCAGGAAGGGGCATGGTCGGAGATGCCCTAGAGGCTGTCCAGGATGCGTTGTACGGGGTCTCGTCCA